CAGGCCCAATCGAACTTCTTTGGCTAGTGAAACTTTTGCGGTTGGCGTTTCTGCTGTCGCCGTCTGAGTGATCTTGATCGGCTTTTCCGCTTGGTCCTTTTTTAGATTGACAGTCTTTCGGATTTCTCTGCCGATGCTCAATCGCGTTTTCTTCGAGACTGAATTAACCGCCGCCGCCAGTTCCCGAGGAAGACTTTTGCGAGCCTTCCCCACGGCTTCTCTCAGCCGTCTGAGTTGCTTTGCGTCGACTTCGATTGCGATCATGCTCGCACCGTGTATGGATCGCCTTCTGTGATGCGGAACGTGACAGCCAACGGAACCGCAATTCCGTCATAGCTCCCATCAGAGACAACGGTCTGCTGTGCTCCAATATCAGCATTGATTGCGAGATCGCCAAACGTGTGCCATGTTGCTGCGTCGTTCACGATTGCTTTATGAATCTCCGCCTCCATGACGTCTTCGTAAACCTCAACTGGTGTCGTGTCCTTTTCGCTTGGAGCGATGTGCACGCGAATTGAAAACGTCTGCTGGAACGCAACTGCCGGAGGATTGCCAGGACAATCAAGTTCAGTCACTCTGGAGACTTCGCCACGAGTCAAAACGATTAGCCCGTGCTGCGGTGTATATGTCGCCAGTTTTGTTGGCCTGACGACATTCGCGAACGAATACGCTCCAGCACTGCCGGACACCAACGCCTGCAGCCGCGCAAAGATCTCATCCGAGATTCGCGAGACAACAGGCGTTTGAAATGTTACCGACATATCAACACCAGCATTCCAGAGTCATGTTCCGACAATAACTGAACTGATCGCTTTGTCGGTGTTTCTCCGATCCTCACGGCCAGCTTGATTTGATCGCCGCCAGTGTTGAGTTCTTCGCTGCTGATTCCGGTTGTGGAATTGTTGGCAACTCGCACTTCGAACTCTGGCACGATCTGCTCATCTGGAGCGAAGGTTGACACCTGATTTCGGATCACAACGGCCTTGATAGTTCTGGCCGTCGCTGGTGCCCCAAACCGATGCGGATGGTACGTGACTGTTTCAGCGAAGTGATCGCTGTTGAGAAACACGCCAGCCGCATCGGTTACGATCCGTTCCGCTAAGCTCATGCGCGTTTAGCCACAATCTTGACATAGTCAACAGTCACTGCGTCGACGTTGGCTGATGACGTTTTCTGAATCTGAACGAACGGTTGCAAGCCGCTTGTGTATCCAGCCATTGTAAACGTGGTTGACCGAGCAACTCGATTGCCATCAATGTAAAACTTGATGTCGGACTTGTTACTGAAGTCGATCACGAACCGCTTAAACACGGTGGCCAGTGCCGTCGCTGACGAGACTGGAGCTGTGTCTGTTACGTTGTCATCGGTTTCAACTGTAACGTCAGTCGTACTTGTTGCTCCGGTCATCGTGAACAATGCCAGAGCCGTCATTGATGCCGGAGTATCGTTCCGAGCCGATGCCATTCCCCAGCTAATTGTGGTTCCGCTGGTGCATCCTGTCACCTTAACGCGAAATTCGGCTGACAGAAGATCGTCAATATCAAAGCTCAAAGCATCGCCATGAGCCAAGCAAACGTTTTCGACTTCCGACGTTGAAGCCAATGTCAGCACTGCATTGGATGCGTTGCGAACGTAGGTCGGAGCACCCGCAGATGACGTGTCGACCACGAGCCACGGTGTTGCTGGATCTGCTGATACCGGGAATGTTGCTGACGTTCCGAAGAAGTCGTCAACGTATTCCTGAAAGTCCTGAATACCTGCCATCTTAATTACCTTTCAAAACGGGTCATCGCATTCCGCTGCCGTTGGAAATGCTTCAAAGAACGGCGGACCACGCGGCCCGCCGTATTTTATTAGTCAGGCGATCACGCCCCGTTGTGTTTGTACAGACCACGGAAGTCGATTGGAGCAACTCCGAATGTCTGTCGCACCTTGTACTTGTAAACGTCCTTGTCGAAGTCCCATTCGTTTTCAAGAACTGGAGACTGTTCGCCTTCAAGGAAGGTGATTTCGACGGTATCGACCTGGCTGTTGCTGGCCGCCAAGTACCAGGCTGTTGAACTGTTAGCGTCCAACAGTGGCTCAACGATGACCTTCAAAGGTCGATCGCCGTTCGGCCCGTAGATGTTCTTCGTGTTGCTGTTACCAGCAGCAGAGCCACCAACAGAAGGATCTGCGATAGATCCAAGCAACTGCAGAGCGGTTGCCGAGATTGCAGCAGGCACGATCAGGAATGCAGGCTGGATGTTCAGGATCACATCCGACCGAATACCCTTCTTGGTCATCATGGAAATGAACGCGGTGTTCAGCGTCGTCACCGAAGGAGCACCGGCACCAGACGCATAGTTTGCGTGACCGCCAGCAGTGGTTTGGGCAGTTGCGTTAAACAGTGCCCCAGTGTCAGCCATTGCTGCGTTTGCAGTCAGGACGCTGTAGACGGCCTGATTCTGCAGACGTCGACACGCTGCCCCCTGCATTGCAGGAATGCGGCTGATGGCATCAAGATCATCATTGACGACGGTTTCCCATGTCACGGTGAACATATTGCCGTATTTGTTGATCTTGTACGTTTCCTTTGTGTCGGACATTCCCGCATCCTTGTACTCCTTGCCTTCTGGCACCATTTCAGGAGTACCCATTTCGCTGAACCGAATGCGGTTAATGTTCTTGAAGTCCGCAGTCGTTCCGGCGTCACGTGCCCACATTCCCCAGGTGAACGGGGCTTCTTCATATCCTGCCAGCAGCGTCTTGTTTGCCGCATCGAGCAACAGATTGGAGAAGCTTCCGGTCGTGTGGTACGCATCACGCTGAATTCGGAAACGATTCATCGAGCCCGGATGGCCCATTGCAACCAGTGCGATGTCTTTTGCGGCCATGCGTCGAACGTCACAGCCCATCTTTTCCGCGTACATTTCGGCAACGCGGCCCAGCTTCATGTTGGTAAAGTCCTGGTGGCCTGCGGCTGGATTTGCCAGCGTCTGATTCCGCATTCCGCTGGCTCGCAGCGTTCGCATGATAAGCCCATCGCGAGCGGCTGCGAACAGCTTGTCGTCGGCTGATTCTGCGACGTTCACACGTTCGGTCGACTGACCGGCAGGTTTGTTGGCCATTCGTTCCAAGATCCTTGTTCTTGCGGTGTTGAGGTCAACGCCGTCGTCACAGAGACTGTCGGCAACTGATCGTTCGATTTTGTGGGCAGTGCATAGAGCCTGAATTTCCTTGCGTCGTTTGGCATCAGTTCGCAACGCGCGGCCGATCGCTTCTTCGACTTTCTTCTTGTCTTCTTCTGGATCAGTCGCGCCGTCCATGTTTTCAACTTTCTTTTCTTCTGGTGGCTTTTCTTCTAGTGGCTTTTCGTCGTCCGTCATGCCGTCCATGTTTTCCACTGGTTCTGCCACGGCAGATGTGCCGAGCTTGCCGACAACCCACGCCAAGACTTGGTTTGGATCTGTCATGCCTTCAGGGAGCCCCATTGCTGCCAGTTGCGTCAATAGTGCCTCGTCCATTCGTATTACCTTTCTTTCGAGGTCTGTATATGACCTGCGGACAGTTGAGTGCTCGTCTGCGCCTGTGGCACAAATCGAGGCGTTATGTGGCTGCCATCGCACGTGAATGACTGCCGGACCATCGATCACCGCTCCGCGTTTCGTCGTGTAGCTTTGCCCGTGTGGCACAAAGAGCGATTCCATTGGAACGGCAGTTATTGAAAAGTCTGTAATGTGCCCCTCATCCATTCGCGTGCGAATGACTTGTGATTCTGCATCGCTGGCAAACGATGGAACTCCATGAAGCTCTCCGTCGATCACTTGCATCTGGCGGATTGAACCGAAGATGTTGCGCACGCTTCTGTCGTCGTGTGAGTCGACAATTGGAATCTGTGATTGGTTGGCGCGGAGAACGACACCATCCATCAGCAAGACTTCGTTAATGACGTAGCCGCGATCTTCGTCGTATCGCCGGACTGGTGTTTCTGTCGCGATTACGACGTCAGAAATGCCTGACGGAATGCCGACTGACCTCATGACAATTGACGGTGTTTTCAGTGGTGGCAACTTGCCTTTCTTATTTGCCATTTTCAGTCTCCGGAACTTGATCCAAATCTGTGTCAACAGTTCCGTCTGACGCATCTGCCAGAAGCATTTGTGCCGTGGCTTCTGTCAGTCCGAGAGACTGCAGAAACACCATCGACTTCGTTTCGCTGGCAGTGCCTGCGATGAACTCCGCTAAAATGTCCTCAATGGCTTTGCGATTTCGGCCCCATTGCTGACGTGACAAATCAGACATCTCGCTTGACGGTGCAACCTGACCTTGAGCTTGACCGTTTGGCTGTGCAGACGCCGCCGCCATCTGCTGTGCCTCAGCTTGTGAGTTCTGCACGTTGGCCATGTCGGCGGTCACAAGTCCCAGTTGTCTCTTAAGCTTTTCTTCTTTGGCTCGCTGGTAAAATACGTTTTTCCAGTGCTTGCCGCGCTGCCCGAGTTCGTCTTGATACGTGCTCTGAAATGAGTTTAGTGCCGCATCAGACGCAGACTGTTCGCTCTGTGGATCTACCCATTCCCATGCGGGAGTTTGCCATTCCACCGCCGTCGCGGAACGACGGTCGGCAAGGATCTCGGACATCGACGGAAAGCCATCAGTGCCAGCCGTCGCGGCTTGATCACAGAATCGATCCCAAATCGGCTGGCAGAGATGTTGCACGTCATATCGTTGCCACCTCCGGAACCTGCGACGATCTTCCAGCATACTTGTGCGGCTGCTGCTGTAACTTGTGCCGCTGTAGTTTCGGCTGACGACTTCATAGCTCAGGCCAGTACCAACCGAGATGCCTCGCAGCATTAAATTGATCCACGGCTCTGATGCTGAGTTCGGGCGGCCCGGATTGATCGACTCGACCGACTCCCCTGGTTGCAATCGCACAATCATCGCCGGTTCAAGATACTCGAACTGATTACCGTTGACGTCGCTCGATTCGTCGTCAGTCGATGGCATTAAGCCAGTTCCGGCGCGTCCGTTTGTTGTAATGGCGACCCCGAAACACGAAGCAACTGCAGACGCCTGAATCTCATTGTCGACATAAACGCCAAGATCTCTGAGCCATCCAAGCACAGGGGCAAACCACGATACTCCGCGAGTCTGGCCAATGCGGTCGACTCGGTACAAATGCAGGATCTCAGACGCATCGATCCGAATTGGGAGAACTCGTGTTGCGTATGGCCCGTTTGGATGTTCCGGATAAATCCAGTACGCGAGCGGCTTTCCGAGGTCATCGAGTTCGACGCCTCGAATAACCTTGTTTCCGTCTTTGCTATGAATCTTGTACGTGTCTTTGTCGGTCGCCAGCCGGTCAGCTTCGATTAGCTCAAGGGCAAGCGGCACGGGGCGATAGATGCCCCGGTACTTGTTCGACGGTGTGTTAACGAGGTGAATCAGTACTTCGCCCGCTTCGACCATTTCACGCTGTGCGAGCTGCTGAATTTCTGCGAAGTTCAAGCGTCCGTTGACGTCGCAGACTTCGCACCATTCCTGCCAAACTTTATCACGAATTTCGTTAAGGTCTTCAACGTCGGTGCCTTCTGGTGTTTCAATCTGGGACTGTGCAGTGATGCCCGTCCCGATCACAGAGCTGACAATCGTATCGACGACGCCCCAGGCATAGGCATTATCGCGGACCAATGAACGCGACCACGCACGCAAAGCATCCGCACCGAATGGCCCCAACAGTTCGCTGTCTGCTGATTGATTCTTTGGCTTCTTGTTGTTTGTCAGGCGGCTGGCTTCTGCTCCCGCGTACATCCGCTCAAGCGTCTTGCGTTGCTGAGTGC